GATACAGCGAAAGACAAAACAACAGCAAGATACTGGTCATGTTATCAATGGCGTGCCAATGCTCCAGTCAATAATTAATTGAATACTTGTCTTTCATTACTCATGGCTGTGTCAATGCACATAGGCCTCGAAAACAACTACAATAATATTCACCCTCATGCTCGTTGTCAAATAGACAATACGATTACAGGTGTTTTCTATAATAGCGAAAACAATATCAGTTTATATGCTGGCAAAGACTATGCATTGGATCGTTTCGTACATCTAGAGATTGGTCTTGCTACTGGTTATAGTGGTGGTGATATTGTGCCGTTTATGAGATACACGGATCGAGACTGGTTTGTTTCTCCTTCTTACGAATACGAAAAAAAGAATATTGGTATCGTAATCGGTTATGAGTTCAATTTCACAAAATAAGGGGGGTACTATACTATCACTTGACCCCTAAAGACCGCCTGAGCGGCGGCCTAGACGGTCGTTTTCCAAGTCATTAGTGTATTTTTCTTCATTTACACACTACATCTATAATTCTTGATTATTATAAGTACTCATGTAAGTCCTTCAAAAACCCACCTAAGCTAGCTTGGAGCGGAATGAATAAACAACAAAGAACATGGTTCGTACTATCTAAACTACCACCAGGTAGAAAGGTAAAGATAGATACTTATGAATATGAAAGTCTAGCAAAAGATATACTAGACAATAAAGTATCTTATAATAGTATGATTGAAATTTTTAATGATAAGATATACTGGGAGTGGTTTCAAAAAACTTATATTGAAAGTGATGACAAAGTAAAGAATACTAAAGTCGATACACAAATAGCATAAGTGCCTCCTATAAAAGCAGCAGTATCTTCTTTCTCTCGTTTTGTTAATTTATATTTTCTCATTCGTAAAATATTTAGAATAAGATTTAGATAGAGTTGTCTTAAATCAATTGTCATTTTGACAATCCTTTGTTTTTTTAAATTGGTCGGAGTGGCAGGATTCGAACCTGCGGCCCTATCGTCCCAAACGATATGCGCTACCAGGCTGCGCTACACTCCGTTATTATTTTTTTTATATTCAATTAAAAATTTTATATAATCATATAAAACTAAAAGAAGTGCTATGATTAGATATTCTTCAACTAAACTATTTTGTTCGCCCACATAAAAGACTGCTATTCTTTCTCTGCCTAAAAGAGCAGCAAAAAAGATAACTAAAAAAAATGGAAGAAATAGATACTTTGCTAACTTAAAAATTGCTTTATTAAGTAGCATTGTTATATTTTTCAGACGCCACAGACCTTAGTTCAGAAAATCCATCTTCATCTAAAACTTTTTCTAATTTATTTGATTGATAATGGTCTTGCGATAATTGTATAACAGCATAATGAATAACTTTCAATAAGTCATTCTTATTACGGCCTTCTTTCTTGCCGTATCTCTGAGCATACTTTAGAATATTGCCCATACAGAAACCTGTACCATGACCTTGGTCTATGATAATTTCAGTTGCCTGATAATTTTTAGTTTGAGCATAATGTGAATCATATGTTTTATTAATATAATCCATTATATCATTTACAATTTTATTTTCATTAAACTTATAATCTATTGTCATTTTGTTCTTGTCTACCTTTCACTATATTTTGTTTCATTATTAATTTTTGAGTATTAGACAATTTAGGATTAATAAATTCTCTAACTTTGTTTTGTATCTTTGATGGCGATAAACCAAGCATAGTGCAATAGTTAAGAAACGACCAATGATGTTCACTTTCATTGTTCAGTATCCAGTCGATTGCTTCAACTTTATGTTTTAGATACCTGGGTCTTTTACCCATGTACATGGTATCTTCAACTGCTTGAGTTAGTATTGCCGTAATAAATCTTTCTTCACCTGTCATTATATATCCTTTTCAATTTGAGAGAAGTATGCCCAATATTGGTCACCGTTCTCAGTTACATATCCGATAGAGCCATTGTAACCCATATCAGTATCATATTCTTGTACCTGTATACCATTCTCGCCTGCAGGATCACTTGTCGTTAGGGCAAGAGATATATCTGTTATCTTACCTTCTCTTGGTAAAACATTTCTAATATTTACAGATACTTTATCATCTATTTTAATTAACACTTGTAACCTCCTGTAATGTACAATCAATATTAAAAGAAATTTTACTTGCGAGCAAAGGCCATTTAGATACAAAGGTATTTACAAATTTATCTCTTTGTTCTTCATTCATAGTGGCAATAACCTCAACAAGGTTTTCAGCCAATACTTCTTCCATAGGGTCTTTCAAGAAGTCATCTTCTATACTCATTATTCAACCTCCTTTGATTGATTTATTATTACGATAAACATTGATACGATACCTATGATGGTAAAGATACTAAATCCCAACCAGTTATCATTCATAGGAACTCCATTATATCCGCCGTCAATACAACCGACAGCGAATATAAAACTCATTAGACCTGTAACACTAAAAAAAGTATTCATTAAGCAGCCTCTAACATTGACATTGGCACTCTATAACTTCTACCGAGCATATCTACTACACATCTAGATTGATTAATCTTAGTAATTACACCAGGAGTTTTTTTAGTCTTTTGAACAACAAACACTTTTTGTCCGACAGACAATGAGGATTTAGCATTCATAATTTTAACATCACTAATAAAACTAGAAAGTTCATTCAGTTCAGTTAGAGACAGTTGTTGGATGCCAGCCTTAATTAATTGTAGTTTTTTCATAATATAGTTTTCCTTATTTTAAGTATAATGGACCAGTCCATTGTATTGGGTAGTTTCCTTTAAGAACATTACCTCTTGGTTGATTAAGAGCGGGTGCCGCCCACCCAGCGGGTTTTAAAACATCACCTTTTTTGAAATGTTTAAAATCTTCTTTCACTATAAAAGCAAATACGGATCTATCGTAGATAATCTTGATATATTTTTTACCCTCTCTAATGGTAGTTTGAGATTCAAAATTAGCAATTTTTTCTTTAGTGTAATCAGATTCGTTTCTGCCCATTCCTTGAGCATAATCTTCTTTAGCACCAGCCATCATATTTGCGATACCGTCTTGTAGAGTCTCAGCAGACTTTGAAATATTAATCATTAAGCAGTCTCCTTATTAAGAAAGTCTTTGTATCTTTCAAGTTCTGCATCCAAAACTTCATCAACATTGTATTCATCAATACCGACAAGTTCGATACCGTCAACATTTGATAATTTGTTTTTTGCAACATCATAAGAAATCTTACCTTCGCAAAATTCAAGTATGATTGAGTCTGATTCTTTCTCAGCACAATCCCAGTAGTAATTTTTAGTCTTTGACATAATGTAGTCTCCTTTTTTTATTTAATATACACATATTATACACTAAAACGAGTTTGATTGCAAGAAAAAAATGGATTATTCCATGGAATAAAACCCTTATTTTTCAACGATTTAAGAGGCGCATTTTGACACACTCTAAAAACCCTTATTTTCTGCGTTTTTTTCATAATATACACATATTATACATTGAACCAGACTAAGAGTCAAGAAAAAAATGGAAAAAAACCCATAAAAATGGTCAACTTACGTTGAATCTAGTTCAATTTACTCAATTTTGTTCTACTTTTGTTCTAATGTAGAGATTTTTTCATCATTTCTGGTGAAAATACAGAATGTTTACCGTTTTTTACCGAATCAATTGCAACATTTAATATTTCTTCGGTATTTTCTTCACCCAAAGCGGCAACATAACAATCTATAGCTGTTTTTAACACCATGGCAAGTGATTGTAAAGTATGATTCGGATATTTTGACAATAATCCCATCAATTCATCTTGTATTTTTTTCATTATAATAATATCTTCATCCATAATTTCTATTATACTATATTTTTAACGATTTGTAAAGCCCTTATAAATAGTTTATATAAAAAACAAAGGAAAAATCAAATGTACGAGTATAAATGCAAAATTAGAAAAGTTGTTGACGGAGATACCGTTGATATTGATATTGATTTAGGTTTCGGTGTCTGGCTCAATGATGAAAGAGTGAGAATTATAGGCATTGATACTCCTGAATCAAGAACTAGTGATAAAGTTGAAAAGATTTTTGGTTTAGCAGCAAAAGAAAGAGTAAAACATTTACTTGGCGATGGTGCTACTCTATTGTCTAAAGTTAAAGGTGATGGTAACGAAGAAATGCGAGGCAAGTTTGGTCGTATTCTTGGTGATTTTAGAACACCACAAGGAGACATACTAACTTCTAAACTTATGGAAGAAGGTCACGCTGTTGCTTACTCTGGTGGCAACAAGGAAAAGATTCAAGCAAAACATTTAGAGAATAGACAAAGATTAGTCAATGAAGGTAAAGTTGATGTTGAAGGTATGGAAGTAACCAAACCAGCATTAGTACAAAAACCAATCGTTGAAGAACCGGTTGTTGAAGAAGTTTCAGAACCAGTTAAAAAAACTAAAAAGAAAAAAACATCTAAAAAGAAATAGGAGAAAGTATGAAAATTTTAGAAATGTTAGGATTTGGCAAAAAGAAAGTAGCTGAAAAAGTTGCTAAAGTCAAAAAAGTAGCAAAGAAAAAAACTAAAAAGAAATCTGCAAAGAAAAAATAATGAAGGGTGAGTATATTGTAAAAATAGGAACTTCTTTTTTAGAATTTTCTAATAGTACAGATATACCTGACGAGTTTGACCACCTTATCAAATTTGTTCCAGAAGAACCACCTGAGCCACACACTCAGGAAGACCATGATTATATTAATACATTCAATGATAGATTTCAAGAAGTATTTAAAAGAGGAAGAGAATGCCAGCAGTAACTAGAATAGGCGACGCTGATGTAACACATTGTAGTGGTATGACAAGAGCTGCAGGTTCTTCAAATGTATTTTGTAATGGTATAGGGGTTTCAAGACAAGGTGATAATAACACTACTCATCTTTTACCACCTAATGTACCACCGTGTCCTTCTCATGCAGCTGGTATTGCTTCAGGCTCATCAACTGTTAAAGTTAATGGTAAAGGATGTGGTCGTGTAGGTGATAGTATATCAGGATGTACGTCTGTAGCTGCAGGTTCAGGTAATGTATTCGCTGGTGGATAACGGTATAAATATAGCATAGGAGAGATTGCTAAATGTCAAGATATGACGCAACACAAAGTAACGAGAGTAAAAGAAGCGCTAAAATCTATCGTGATTTAGATTTAGACTTTTCTGTTAATAGTGCTACAAAAGATATTCAGAAACTTTCGGATGTTGAGGCAGTCAAAAGAAGTGTTAGAAATTTAATTAACACTAATCATTATGAGAGACCTTTTCATCCTGAAATTGGTTCTAATTTGAGAGCGATGTTATTTGAAAATATCACTCCACAAATGACTCATGCTCTCTCTAAACAAATTGATTTATTAATAAAAAACTTTGAACCAAGAGCAAAACTAGTTCAAATAAACGTACAACCTTTTATAGAAAGAAATGGATACAGAGCGTCAATATCTTTTTTTGTAGTAAATACTCCAGAAAGAGTTGAAATGGAATCATTTTTAGAAAGACTAAGATAAAAATATGGCAACTAAATTAGAAATATCAGAATTAGATTTTGACGGTATAAAAGCAAATCTAAAAAACTTTTTATCACAACAAGACGAATTTAGAGATTATGACTTTGAAGGTTCTGGTATGTCAGTTCTTTTAGATATGCTTGCTTACAATACACACTATCTTGGTTTCAATGCTAATATGTTAGCAAATGAAATGTTTTTAGATAGTGCTGATTTAAGAGCAAGTGTAGTATCAAAAGCAAAGGCAGTTGGTTATACTCCAACAAGTGCTACGGCTTCAAAGGCTGTTATTGATGTGGTAGTTAGTCCTGCTAGTGGTTCTACACTTACTATGGCAAGAGGAACACAATTTAGTACAACTGTTAATGGCGTTTCATATAATTTTGTAAACAATGCTGATTTAAGTATTACTCCTGTTGACAATGTTTATAAGTTTAGTAATGTAGATGTTTTTGAAGGAACATATTTAAATTTTAAATATACAGTAAACACCTCTGATACAGACCAAAGATTTATTATTCCAAATGATAATGTAGATACAACAACACTAACAGTTAAAGTTCAAGAATCTTCCTCTGACTCTACAACAAGTACATATAAACTTGCTGATGGTATTACAGGATTAACTTCATCATCTAAAGTTTTCTTTTTACAAGAAGTTGAAAACGGAAGATATGAAGTTTCTTTTGGCGATGGTGTTTTAGGAAAAGCAGTTGCTGATGGTAATATTATTATTTTGGATTATATTAACACGAATAGAGCAGAAGCAAATGGTGCTACTTCTTTTACATTAAATGGAACAATTGGTGGTTTTTCTAATGCGACTGTTACAACCGTTGATAATGCAAATGGTGGTTCTGAACCAGAAACAATTACATCTATTAAATATAATGCACCAAGAGATTATACAGCACAAGACCGTGCTGTAACAGCTGACGATTACAAAGTTCTAGTTAAAAGTTTATATGCAAATGCTCAATCAGTTCAAGTTTATGGTGGCGAAGATGCCGCTATACCAGATTATGGTAAAGTTTATATTTCTATTAAAGCAAAATCAGGTTCAAACTTAACAGTAACAACAAAAGAAAGTATTAAAAACAGTCTTAAACAATATGCTGTTGCTTCTATAAGACCAGTAATTATTGATCCAGAAACAACTTTTCTTACTTTAAACACAAATTTTAAATATGATACTGGTGCAACTACAAAAGATGTAAGTACACTTGAAACAAATGTTTTAGCTGCAATTTCAAATTATAATGTCGATACTCTACAAGATTTTGTTGGCGTCTTTAGACACTCAAAACTTTTAGAAGCAGTCAATGGTGCTGATACATCTATTTTAAGTAATATTACAACTATTAAAATGTACAAATTTTTTACACCAACTTTAAGTGAAGGATTAAAATATACTTTATCATTTAACAATGGATTTTATAATCCACACTCTGGACATAATTCAAGTGCTGGTGGAGTAATTTCATCCACAGGATTTAAAATTAATGATGACGATTCAACGAATGAACATTTTTTAGATGATGATGGTGCAGGTAATGTTAGGGTTTATTATTTAAGTGGTACAACAAGAATATATACAAGTGCAACTTTTGGCACAGTTAATTATACAACTGGTGAAATTGTTTTAACATCAGCAAATATAACAAGTATTTCAAATGTTGATGGTGCTGCTAGTACAAGAATAAGAGTTTTTGCTATTCCAAATTCTAACGATATTGCTCCAGTTCGTAATCAAACTTTAGAAATAGATACTTCTAATTCAACTATAACTGGTAATGTAGATACTGTTGAAAGTGGTTCATCACAGGCAGGAACAACTTATACAACAACTAGTAGTTATTCATCATACTAATGGATAACAATGACAGACTTTAAAAAAACAAATAAGAAAAAATTATCGAACCTAGTCAAAAGACAATTACCTGAATTTGTCTTAGAGGAACATCCTAAATTTGCTGAGTTTGTAAAATCTTATTATCTTTTCTTAGAATCAGCAGAAATAACTTTATCATCTTTTACTGAGGTTGATAATATACTTTTAGAAGGTGAAAGTTTAACTAGTTCTTTTGTTTTACTAGATAGAACAGATGTTTTTAGTTTAGACGCTGGTGACAAATTAGTAAACGAAGAATTATCTTTTTCAGGAACATTACAAAAAGGTGAGGTAATTACAGGCGCAACTTCTGGTGCTACTGCAACTATTCTTGCTGAAGATTTTGCTAATTCAAGATATACAATTACATCTAACAATGGTTTTATTACAGGTGAAACTGTAACTGGTGCAACCTCTGGTGCTACAGCAGTTGTAGGTAAGTATCGTGCAAATCCAATCGAGAACATTCAACAATTTTTAAACTATTCTGATCCTGACCATACGATAGAGGATTTTTTATCACAAATGAAGGAAGAGTTTCTTAAAACTATTCCAAAAGATACACACTCTAGTTTAAATACAAGAAAATTAATTAAAAATATTAAATCATTATATCGTGCAAAAGGTACTAATAAAGCTCATCAAGCATTTTTTAGAATATTATTTAATGAGCCTTCAGAGGTGTATAAACCTAATGAAGATATGTTACGAGTATCAGATGGTAAGTTTTCTACAAATACATTTATTCGTTGTACACAATCAACAGCACAAGCACTTAATAATCCAATATTCTTAATTGGTCAAAAAATAACACAGGCAAATAATCCTGCTAGTTCTACTATAAATTTAGCGACAGCAATTGTAGAAAATGTTACAAAGTTTAGAGAAGGTACCGTTGAAATAATTGAAATTGAAATTAATGATGAAACAACAACTGGTACTTTTGTAAACGGCACAACAATTGAAGGTGCTAGTTATGAAGATTCTAATACTATCATAAAACTTTCAGTAAGTCAAGCTGTATCAACAACAACTATAACAAATGATGGTGCCACAGTAACCGTTGGTGATGAGGCAACCGTATCGGGAGGTGCTGGTGCAGGTGCTCGTATTCAAGTTAAAGATATAAGTGGTGCAGGTGTTGATGAAGTTATCGTTAATGCAGCTGGTACAGGTTATCAAGAATTTGATACATTAACATTTAGTTCAGGTACTGCTCAAGCAAAAGTTGCTATTGTAAATGGTGGATTTGCACCTGAAACAGGTAGTGTTGATATTCATGTTGAATTAGAATCAGGAACAATTACAGGTTCAGGTTCAGGTGATTTATTATTAGAGGATGCTATTGATAGTGGTGCAGGTGGTAAACTTTTAGACTCTGCTTCACAAATGATTGAAAACGAAATTAAGTTTGAATTAGAAAACGAAGTAGGTCATTTATTAAATGAAGATGATGATAACGAAGTATCAGATACTTTCTTTATTTTAAATCAAGAATCATCGCCAGACACACCTTACTTTATGGAAGATGATGACCATGTTGTATTAGAAGAATTTACTCAAAATGATGGTTTATATATTGGTGATAAAATAGTTCAAGAAAATTCAACTGGTAGTGGAGACATAACAGATATTAGAATGATATCAAGTGGTGGTGGATATACAACTTTACCAACAGCAACAATATCAGGAGATAGATTTATTTCATTAGAGGATGCTACGTCAAGTGAGACAACATCTTATAGTAGAATAGAATTAGAAGCAGGTGGAAGACTTTTATCAGATATTGCTTTTGATGGTGCAAGTGCTACAGTTATACCTTACGGTGCTGATATTGGTAGAACAACATCATTAAATATTATTGAACACGGTATTGATTTTACATCAGCACCTACACTTGCATTTCCTAAATATGCTATTCTTAAAACAGTTTCAGGCACTATAACTGAAGATGAAACATTTACAAGTAATGTTAGTGGTGCAACAGGAACAGTTGTTGACTTTACAGCACCTCTTTTAAAATACACAGCAACAACAAGCGAATTAGAAGTTGGCGATACAGTTACCTTTTCTGGTAGTACAACAGCTGTCGTAGTAAAATCAGATAATCTTACTGCAACGACAGCAATTAATACTAGAATACAAACAGCAGGAAAATATGTTAATCAAGATGGTCATTTATCAGAATTAACTAAAAAAATACAAGACAGTTTATACTATCAAGACTTTTCGTATGTTATCAAAGTTTCTGAATCTATTACGAAATGGCGAGACGCTTTAAAGAAAGCAGTTCACCCTACTGGATTCTATGTAACTGGTGAGGTTAATATTGCTTCAAGTATAGACGCTCAAATTAAACGACCAGTTGGTGCTACTCTATCTTCTGGATTATTCTCTGGCACATCTGATAGTCCTATTTACATGAGATTAAATACTCTATTCTCTACATTATTTGGTAGACGAACAGGAGTAGGATTTAAATTTATGAGTAATGCTGTTGAGTTAGATGGTAAAACAAAAGTATCTTCAGCAGTGGCAAGAACAGGTCTTGCTGTTGAACCACAAAATGATTACAGAGATGTAACGACAAATACAGAAAAAGAATTAAATTTATCTCCTGAAACCACAATTGAGATGGAGAAAAGAAATAGAAACAGTTTTTATAGTTTAAATAGTTATCAAGTTAGAGGCATACCAGATATCAGTAATGGGTTTGCATATGCAGGACCAAGAATGAGAAATCTAAAAACATATGCTTTAAGTGCTTTTGCTCATAATAATGGTATATTGTTAGAAGGTCATACAGAAACAGGTAATTCAAATATTAAACTAGAAAACGAGTCTGGTGTATTACAAAGTGAATTTGGTATATCTGCAAGTACAACAATAGCAGATTGGGCCCAATTGAGATTTACGGGCACTTTATCAGGCGATACTCTTAAAATTATTCAAGAAGATGGGTCAAATCTTCTTAATGAAACAACGGGAACCGACACAGGTGACGGTATTGACGAAATTAGATTAGAAGGAAGTGTTGATGGTGAAAATATGAGACTGCAAGATATTGACGGAACAAATAGTAATTTAAGTCATAGAAATAATTTTGCGTTTCCTACGGATGTCACCTCAGAGCCTACTTAAACTCTTATAAATAATATGAAAGAACATTAAATTAATGGGAAACTAAAATGGCAGCAATAATTACAAACAAATTTAGAATAAACAATGCGGAACAGTTCGTTGAGTCCTTTTCAGAGACAGCGGCTACAACGTATTATTTGTTCATTGGAAGGGCTCATTCATGGGCCACAGACGCTGATGTTCAAGGAAATTCGATAAACGAAGGAACAGACGCTTCTCCACCTACACCTAATGATGATGTAACATCAGAATTTTACAACTATGATGATATGTTAGGTGCAAAACTAATAACTTCAAGTGATGTATCACATTGTATACCACGAAGAAACTGGACAACAGGAACAACTTATGATATGTATGAACATAATATAAGTTCTTCTAACGCCGCTAATAGTGGTGCAACAAACTTATTTGATTCAACTTTCGTGGTAATGAACAGCTCTTTTGCTGTTTACAAAGTAATAGAAAATGATGGCGCAACTGCTTCGACAGTAGAACCAACATCTACATCAAACTCAATTTTTGAAACCTCTGATGGATATAGATGGAAGTATATGTATTCTTTAACATCTGCTGAAACTCTAAACTTTATGTCAACAGACTTTATTCATGTATCAACAGATTCTACCGTATCAGCTGCTGCCGTTGATGGTGCGTTAGACACAATCTTGGTTGTTGCTGGTGGTTCAAGTTTTAATACATCTTCAGGTTCAACAATTACAGGAATACCAATTCGTGGTGATGGTTCAAGTGGTGTTGCTTCAGTAACAATAGGTTCTGGTGCGATAACAGCTGCAACTGTTACAACTGCAGGAACAGGTTACACTTTTGCATACATTAGAACAGCTGATATTATTGCTGCTACAAACGCTGGCGGCGCTGGGTCAGGTGATAATCTAAATGTAATTATTCCACCAAAGGGTGGTCATGGTGCAAACGCTGTAAAAGAATTAGGCGGCTTCTATGTGATGTTAAATAAATCACTTGTTGGTGTTGAAGGAACATCTGACATTGGTGTTGCAAACGACTTTAGAAGAATAGGATTATTAAGAGACCCAACTAACTTTGGAACATCAACGGTTGCAACTGCAACAACAAGACGACAAATCTATGCTGCCGTGTTCTCATCTGTATCAGGAACATTTACTGCTGATGAAGAAATTAATCAGGCAAGTACAGGCGCTGTTGGTAAAGTTATTGAATATGATTCAACAAATAAAATTTTATATTATTATCAAACAAGATTTCCAGATGTCGGAACAGATAGTAATGGTAACCTAACAGCATTTAGTGGGGCAAACGCAATTACAGGACAAAGTTCAAGTGCAAGTGCAACACCTAATACAAGTAACTCAACGACAACAAATGGAGTGTCATTTAGTTCTGGTTATTCAAATCCAGAACTTGCATACGATTCGGGAGACATAATTTATGTGGAAGAAAGAAGTCCTATCACTAGAGCTTCTGACCAAACAGAAAATGTTAAATTGATTATAGAATTTTAAGTAAAGGAATATAATGCCATCAAAAACTGATTTTAATGTTAGTCCTTACTATGATGATTTTGCTGAAAGTAAAAAATTTCATAGAGTTATGTACCGACCAGCGTTCGCTGTTCAGGCAAGAGAATTAACAACACAACAAGCAATATTACAAAACCAAATTGAAAAACTTGCTGATTCTATGTATAAACATGGGTCTATGGTTATACCTGGTGAGGTAACTTACGACTTAAATCATTTTTCAATAAAATTAACTTCATTTACTGGCACATTAGCAAACTTTGCAGGCACAGCTATTACTGGCGGAACATCTGGTGTAGTTGCTGATGTTTTAAGTGTAGTAGCAACTGATGGTACTGATCCAGATACTTTATTTGTAAAATATAGAAACTCTGGTACTGATAATGCTTCAGATACATTTACTGATGGTGAAACATTAACATCGGATGCTTCAACAGGAGAAACTGCCGTTGTTGCAAGTTCACACACAGGTTCTGCTGCTTTCATAGACGCTGGTACATATTATATTAATGGTTACTTTGTTGAGGTAGACGCACAAAGTTTAGTGCTAGACAAATACACAAACACTCCAGATTATAGAGTAGGTTTAACAGTTACAGAAAACTTTATAACTTCAACAGACGATTCAAGTTTATTAGATAACGCAACTGGTTCATCAAATGTAAATGCAACTGGTGCTCATAGATTTAAAATTACATTAACATTAGCAAAATTATCTTTAACATCAACTGCTGACTCAAGTTTTGTAGAAACATTTAGATTAAAAAATGGTAAATTACAAAACAGACCAGTAGATGATACTCGTACATCTATTGAAGATACTTTAGCAAGACGAACATATGACGAATCTGGTGATTATGTTGTAGATGATTTTGAATTAGATATTAGAGAGCATTTACTATCAGGAGATAATCGTGGTATCTATGCAACTGGTACTACTTCCGATGATGGTAACACTGCTGACGAAGCAAAATTAGCATTTGGTCTTTCTCAAGGAAAGGCTTACGTCAAAGGATATGAAATAGGAAAAATAGGTACAACATATATTGATGTAGATAAGGCAAGAGATTTTGAAACAGATAGTGGAATTACAACGAGATTTGATGTTGGTTCTTTTGTTAATGTAGAAGAAGTTTTTGGTACACCTGATATTAACTTTGTATCTGGTGAGATAGAAAATTTTAAAACATTAAGATTAGTGGATACAGCACATGCTACTAGAGGTTCTGTTTTTGGTACTGCTCTTGCTCATGTATTTGATATTGGTCGTGCAAAAACTAGAGCATTTGAATATAACTCTGGTTCTGCTGTAAGTCCTGATTCAGGAACTACAACTCATTTATCAAATGCGGCTACAAGAGATGTAAAATTTAAACACTTCTTATTTGATATAGAAATGTTTGCTCATGTTAATGTAAAAGGTGTTATGTCTGGTGCATTAACAACTGGAGATAAACTAACAGGCGAAACTTCAGGTGCAACTGGTATTATTCAAGGCACTTCAACTGAAGGTTCCGCAACTATCACAGGTGTTTCACAAGCATCCCCAGCTGTTGTTACCTGCTCTGGTGGTCATAACTTTACTGATGGACAAGTAGTTACGATTGCAAGTGTAGTCGGTATGTCAAGTACTGTAAATGGTAACCACGTTGTAAAAAATGCAACTGCAACAACTTTTGAGATATTTGATAATATCTCTGGTACACCTCCTATTGATTTAGCTTCTTCAAGTGCATATTCATCTGGTGGTACAGCAAAACATACAACAATTGTATTAAGTGATGTTAAAGGTGAATTTGTTGCTGGTGAAGCAATTAATGCACCAACTAATTCAAGAAGTGGAACAGTTCAGGCAGATTTCTTTGGTAAAAAAGGATTCGAACAAAAATCTTTTAATCAGACTAAAGGTATTTCAATGGCAGGAAGTCCTACTTATACTTCCAATGTTTCATTAGATTCAATCTTTGGTGATGATACAACTTTAACAGGAGTAGTATCAACGGTGGATCCCGCTGCCTCTCCTGGTAGTATTATTATGGATGGAACAGACGCTAACGGTTCTAACTCTGGAGATAATATAATCTTAGAGGATGCAACTGAGGGAACTAGTATTGATTTTGGTATTGGATTAGAAGATCCTGCTGACCAGGCTGACGTATTAGTTGGTTCTGGAACTAAATTTACTGAAGAATTAAAAATAGGTGACCAAATTTTCTTTGTTGATAACCAAGGTAGTACAGTTACAAGAATTGTACAAAACATAGAATCAAATACAAGATTACAAACCAAAGTTGGGTTAGGAACTGCTAGTGCAACATCAAGACAGTTAGTAAGACAAAGAGCAAAACTTCAAGACGCTGGTAAAAATACTGCAATATTTAAATTACCTTATAACGTAGTTAAAACATTATTAACAGAGGATAATTCTGGATTAAGTGATACAAGTTTTAAAATTCGTAGGCAATTTGTTACAACCCTTTCAAGTTCAGGTACTGGAACATTAACTGCTGGTACAAACGAAATATTTTCTGCGTTTACTGAGAATGATTATACTGTATCAATTATGTCAACAGGTTCTGGTTCTACAGGTACTGCTGGTGATGTTGTATCACTCTCTACTGGAAGCGATTTTACGCTTGGTGGTTCTCCAACAGGAAAAACATTAACAATAGATTTAGGTAGTGGATATAACGGACATAAAATTAAAGTTATAGCAACAATTTCTGCTTCCGTTGCTGGTGCAAAAACTAAAACTAATACAGTAGGCTCAACGGTAACAATAGATACTCAAACGCTTGCAACTGATGAGTTCATAAGTTTAGGAAAGGCAGATGTTCATAAATTAAATAGTGTATTTATGGCTGCTGACTTTAGTACTGCTGCTGATACAGATGATACAGATATTACGAGAAGATTTGAATTAGATACAGGACAAAGAGACAACTTCTATGATATTGCAAGACTAATTTTAAAACCTGGTGAAGCTGCACCAACTGGAAGATTATTAATTAATTTTGATTACTTTGAACATGGTGCTGGAAACTTCTTTAGTGTTGATAGTTATTCTGGTTTTACTTATACTAATATTCCTGGATACACTTCAGATATTACTGGTGAAGATTTTGCATTAAGAGATTGTTTAGACTTTAGACCAAGAGTAGATAACGCTTCTACAATTAACTCTGGTAGTGCTGATAGGTCATTTGATGGCACAGGTAGTTCAGCAATTGAATTTGCTAAAGTTAATTCAGATGTTACAGCTGACTTAGAATACTATCTATCAAAAAGAGGAAGAGTTTATCTATCATCAAAAGGACAGTTTAAAGTAGTAACTGGTGCTTCTGCAATTGAACCAGGATTTGGTGAACAATTAAAAGACGCAATACATTTATATGATGTTTATATGCCTGCTTATACTTTTGATATATCAACTATTGAAATAAAGGCAATTGATAATAGAAGATATACAATGAGAGATATTGGTGGTCTACACAAAAGAATTGAGAATATGGAATATTATACTCAATTAAACTTATTAGAACAAAGTGCTCAAAGTTTACAAATACAAGACGCTGATGGTTTTGATAGATTTAAAAATGGTTTCATAGTAGATAACTTTACAGGTCATGGTATTGGTGATGTTAGTGATAACGATTATTCTATATCTATGGATATGGCTGCAGGCGAATTAAGACCTTCACACCATATGGATAATACTAATCTAATTGAGGCAGATTCTTCATTAGAAAATAGTGCTTCTATGACAGACGCAATTAGAACAACAAATGGTTATCAAAAAACTGGTGATTTAATTACTTTACCTTATACTGAGGTAACAGAAATAGAACAACAATATGCTAGTACAACTGTTAATCTAAACCCATATGACACCATATCATTTGTAGGAAATGTTACACTTACTCCAGACCAAGATGATTGGATGGAAACAGAAACACTTCCTGAAATGACAGTTAATATTCCTGGTGTATTTGATACACTTACAGACGGTGCTGGTAATAGTGTGCAAGAATTAAATTTAGGTACTGTATGGAACGAATGGAACAATAACTGGTCAAGTGTCGATATTGCTGGTACTGAGGTAAATGAAAACCGTATTGATAGACGACCACAATGGCCATTTATTAGACGAGTAAATAGAACAACAGTTGATTTTCAAGAAGTTAATAATAGAACAAGAACAGGTGTAAGAACATCTTTAGTTCCTGGTGGATTAAGAAATACAAGTATTGGTAACAGAGTAGTACAAGTTGCTTTTGCTACATTCATAAGAGCAAAAGATATTTCATTTACTGCAAAAGGAATGAAACCTGGTACAAGAATTTATCCTTTCTTTGATGGAGTTGATGTTTCAACATATGTAACGCCAACTGGTTCAAGTGCAGGTGCAGCTTTAACAACTAATTCTGCTGGTACTGCTTCAGGTGTATTTGCTTTACCTGCCCCAAGAGATCCTAGAATAATTCCAACTGGTCCAGGATTTACAATACCACCAAGATGGAGAGTTGGTAAGAGAGTATTCAGATTAACTTCAAGTTCAACAAATGTAAAAACCGAAGGGCTTGTAACCACTTCTGCTGAGGCAGACTATACAGCAAAAGGATTAATTCAAACAGTTCAAGGAACAGTTTTATCAACTAGAGAAACACAAATACAGAGAACAACATCAACTGATACAAGTCAAGTTATTGGTGCTCAAGGTACTAGAATTGTTAGAGATGAAACTGGCGGATGGTTCGATCCTGTTTGTCAATCATTTATGGTTGATAAGACTAATGGTCTTTATGTTTCAAGTATTGAGGTTTACTTTAAAACTAAATCAAGTGCGTTACCTGTAACACTTCAAATTAGAACAATGGTAAATGGTTACCCAACTACAACAGTTGTTCCTTTTGGTCAACAAACTGTTGACTCTGCTGACATTACTGTATCAGATGACGCTTCGGCTGCAACTAAATTTACATTCCCAAGTCCTGTATTTTTACAGAATGGAATAGAATATGCGTTTTGTGTAATTACAAATAATACAGATTATACAATGTACACTTCAAGATTAGGACAAACAACTTTAGATGGTTCAAGATTAATTTCTAATCAACCGTATCTTGGAAGTATGTTTAAATCACAAAATGCTTCAACATGGACATCTGAACAAAATGAAGATGTTAAATTTAAAATTAATCGTTGTAAGTTTACAGAAAATACTGAAGGAACTGTGGTTCTTGTAAATGATGTTGTGCCTACAAAATTATTAGGATTAAATCCTATTACAACAACAAGTGGTTCTGCTGATATAACAATAAATCATAGAAATCACGGTATGCATAGTACATCAAATAATGTAACAATTGCTGGTGTTGCTTCAGGAACATATAACGGTATTGCTTCTACAAATATTAATGGTACATATACAACAATTAAAAATATTAAAATGCATAGTTATCAAGTAACAGCACAAAATTCTGACGCTGCTGACGCAACAGGAGATGTTGGTGGAGAAACTGTAACCGTTACAAGAAATATGATGTATGATGTTATTAAACCTATTGCTGGTGTTATTCAACCACCAGGCACAGAACTTTCTGCTACATTAAGAACAACTACTGGTAAAACTTTAGAGGGTAGTGAAACAGAATTTAGTTTAGTAACTGCTTCAAAACAAGTTGCAGTAGATTTAAATGAAGATTATTATATGACGGCACCAAGAATTGTTGCCTCTCAAATAAATGAAACAAACGAAATGTCAGGTAGTAAATCTTTATCAATGTCTTTAAAAATTAAAACACAAACAGGTGATGATAATATTTCGCCAATTATTGATACAAGTAGATTAAGTGCTCACTTAATAAGAAATCACTTATATAATCCTGTATCAGGAACTACACCAGACTTTGTTGCTGATACGGCAAAAAGTGGAGGTAGTTCATCTGCGAAATATATTACAAGGGCAATTCAATTAGAGAATGAATCAACATCTATTGATATTCGTATATCTGCTGATGTTCCTTCAACCTCTGAAGTAGAAGCTTATTTCCGTGTATCAAATGCTGATGACGCTAGAGATATGAAAGACTTATTGTGGACACCATTTAATACTGATGGTTCTCCTGATAAGGCTGTTACACCAACTGACGATGGCACTTTCAAAGAACACCAATATAGTGTTAGTAGTCTTGCTCCATTTACATCATTTCAACTTAAACTTGTTTTAAAAGGAACAGTTAGTTCTTATCCTCCAAGAATTAAAGATTTAAGAGGAATTGCTTTGGCAGTTTAATCATATGAGTGATACTGTTAAAGTGCAAGGACATCAACATTTAGTAAGAGACTTAAAATCTCAAGCAATTATCAATACAGATTCAGACGCTTATGCTAGATACATGGCAAGAAAAACTAAACAAAAAGTAAAAGATGATGAAGTAAGACAAGTAATTAGAGATGTTAATGAATTAAAAAACGAAATGAGAGAAATAAAAAATTTAATTATAGGTATGACAAATGGCAGATAGAAGTATAGCAGCAGGCGATACATTAAATAAATTTAGATTTGAATTTAATGGTACTGCTGAAGATATAGGAGACATATCAGTTCTACAAGGAACTAGTGGTATTATTGCGGCTGCAACCGATGTTGTTGAGGCTGTTGTATTATTAAATCCTGATTTAACAACTATATCAACTGACAATCATGTTTTTAGTGGTGGGTCTATTATATTTGAAGGTGCTACAGAGGATAGTTTTGAAACAACTCTTGCTGTAACTGATCCAACTGCTGATAGAACATTTACTTTACCTAATCATGATGGTACAGTTATGTTAATTGAAGGTGCTCAAACTGTTACAAACCACACTTTCACTACACCAACACTAACTAGTCCAGTTTTAAATACTGCTGTTTCAGGAACTGCTATATTAGATGAAGATGATATGGCAAGTAATAGTGCAACAAAAGCAGTTACACAACAAAGTTTTAAGGCATATGTTGATAATCAGACAACTGCTCAAGATTTAGATATTGCACCCGATAGTGGTACAGCACAAAGTATAGATTTAGATAGTGAAACATTAACTTTCTCTGGTGGTACAGAAATAGGAACTAGTGCTTCAAGTAATACAGTAACATTCGCAACAACTTCAAATGTTGTAACGAAAACAGGAACACAAACTTTAACAAACAAAACTTTTACAAGTCCAACAATTGATTCGTTTTCTTTAGGAACTTCAACAATTAGTGGATTAAATATTGGGGCAAACGGTATAATTATTGAAGGTTCAACTGCTGACGCACACGAAGTAACTTTAAATGCTCAAGACCCAACACAAGATAATGTAATTACAATACCAAACGCTGATATGACAGCAATAACAACCGCTCAATTCGCAACGAAAGGCTCACACTTTGCAAAAGTTCTTGCATTAGGATAGGATAAATATTAATATGGCAGATAGATCCGTAGCAGTATCAGATACACTAGAAACTTTTAGAACGACCTACAATTCAACGGCAGGTGATGTAGGTGATATAGCAGATTTATTAAGTGCAACTGGCACAATTGCTTCATCAACTGATATAGTAGAAGCTGTTGTAGCGATGAATACAGAAATTGCTGCTTTAAAAGCAGGTACTTCTATATTCGAAACAAAAATTGTATTTGAAGGTGCTACAGATGACGCCCACGAAACAACTTTACAAGTAACAGACCCAACTGCTGATAGAACGATTACACTACCAAACTTATCTGGTACTGTTGCGACAGTAGATGGTACTGAAACACTAACAAACAAAACTTTAACTTCACCAACTATTACAAGTGGTGTTTTCAATACTGCTATTTCAGGTACAGCATTTCTTGATGAAGATAATATGGCTTCTGATAGTGCAACAAAATTAGCTTCGCAACAATCAATCAAAGCATATGTTGACGCAACTATAACTGCTCAAGATTTAGACGTTACAAGTGATAGTGGTACTATTGCAATTGATTTAGATAGTGAAACATTGACTATTGCTGGTGGTACTGGTATTGATACAACTGGTTCAAGTAATACAATTACAGTAGCAATTGATAGTACGGTTGCAACACTCACAGGAACACAGACTTTGACAAATAAGACTTTAACAAGTCCTACAATTAATACACCAACAATTACAAATTTAACTGCAACAACACTAACATTAACTGACTCTAGTATTGTATTTGAGGGGGCAACTGCTGACGCACACGAAACTACACTAACAGTAGTAGATCCAACAGCAGATAGAACATTAACACTACCAAATGAGACAGGAACATTAGTAACTTCCGCAAGTCAGGCAACACTTAGTTTTTCGGTTGCAATTGCAGCTGCCTTGGGATAGTTGTATAAATAGTAGTAATAAGGACAAAAAAAGATGGCATTATCAAAAATAATAGAAAACTCAATCGCTGATGAAGCAATATCATCTTCTAAATTAAAAGATTTCTCAGCTGCTGTAGATTTAAATGGTGTTGAATTAGTTTTAGACGCTGACGCTGATACATCTATTACTGCTGATACAGATGATAGAATAGATTTTAAAATCGCAGGTGTCGAACACTTTTCTTTTTCTAATAGTTCTGGTGATACAATCATTAAACCAATGGTTGACGCAAAAGATATTAAGTTTCAACAATATGATGGAAGAACATTATTAGATATTAACGATGGTGGGTTTGTAGGTATCGAAAATGGTGCTACAGGTCCTGGCGTAATCAGAATTTTTGAAGATACAGACAATGGTTCAAACTATGTTGGTTTATCTGTTGGAAATGTATCAACAGCATACACATTAGTTTTCCCAAATGCAGACGGTTCAAGTGGTCAGGCATTAACAACAAATGGTTCTGGCGTTTTATCATTTACAACTTTAAGTGCGAACACTCCTTCAAGTGCTGATGGACAGGCATTAGGTTCTGCTTCATTAGAATGGTCAGATTTATTCTTGGCAGACAGCGGCACAATTCAGTTTGGTAATGACCAAGATACAATATTAACTCATACAGATGGTGCTGGATTAACATTAAACTCTACAAACAAATTAATGTTCAATGACGCCTCTCAATTTATTCAAGGTGCAAGTGCGACCGTACTAGATATTGCTGCCACAGACGAGATAGAATTAACTGCTACATTAATCGAAGTAGTAGGTAATGCTACTGTATCTGGAACTCTTGGTGTTACAGGTGTTACCACATCAAACGCTGGAGTTGTGGTTGACAATATTACAATTGATGGCACAGAAATAGATTTAAGTTCAGGTGATTTAACAATTGATGTTGCTGGTGATATTATTTTAGACGCTGATGGCGGTGATGTTATACTAAAAGATGGCGGAACTGCATTTGGTCAATTTATTCAATCAAGTAATAATCTTGAAATTCATTCAAGCGTTTCAGATGGTGATATGCTATTAAGAGGTAATGACGGTGGTGCAACTATCACAGCATTAACTTTAGATATGTCTGCTGCTGGGGCAGCAACATTTAACGATAAAATAACTGCTGTAGGTACATCTGTATTTACAAATTTAGATATTTCGGGTGATGTAGATATTGACGGCACAACCAATTTAGATGTTGTTGACATAGACGGTGCTGTTGATATGGCTTCTACACTACAAGTTGATGGTGCGATTACATCCTCTGCTGGTATGACAATTACCACTGCTGACAATACAGACACACTTACATTAATATCAACTGATGCTGATGCAAATGCTGGTCCAAATTTAAGAATGTATAGAAATACCAGTTCACCAGCAGATGATGATGTAACTGGACAAATAGATTTTGAAGGTAGAAACGATAATTCACAAGATGTGGTTTATTCACAGCTAATTACAAGAACATCTGACGTTAGTGATGGTTCAGAAGATGGTGCTTTTGTAATAAATGTAATGGATGATGGAACTCTTAGAGAGAGAATGGGTATGGACATAGTAGCAACTGTTTTCAATGACGCATCTCAAGACATAGACTTCCGAGTAGAATCAAATGGTAATACTCATGCTTTATTTGTTGACGCTGGAAATGAACAAATAGGATTATTACCAGCTGGTGCAACTGTTGGTGCAGATGTTCAAATTGGATTTCACGATACAGCAACAACTGCTACTGCTATGGGAACAGCTCATGCAAATGACGCTACTTTACTATTAGGTGGTGCAAATAGTGGCGCAACTCAAGGAAGTATATATCTTGGTGGACAAAATGGTGCTGATGGTAATGTTATGGGTGCTGTCTATGGATTTTCTGGTGGAAGTCAAAACTCTGGTATAGAATTTTTAGAGGGCTCTGGCGACGCTTATGGACAAATAAAAATGAGTATTGCTCAAGGCACTGGCGGTACTTTAGTTGAAGCGATGAAAATAAATGAAATAGGTGCAATAACCAAACCACTACAACCAGCTTTTCAATTAAATAGACAAGGACAAGGTACTCAAACTATTAGTGGTAACTCTGAAGCAACTATAGCATTAGCTACAGAAAGATTTGACCAAAATGGGGATTGTGCTAGTAATACTTTTACAGCTCCAGTTACAGGTAAATATCAACTACAAGCATCTTTTTATCTTAGAAACATTGATACTGATATGAATTATGTGCAAGGAAAAATTACTACCTCAAATAAAACTTATTACTTTGTACAATCTACTGGTGGTTTTGATGCTACAGTACAGTATATGACTAAAAATATAATTGTGTTGGCAGATATGGATGCAAGTGATACAGCAAGTATTGCAGTTTATATGCCATCAGGTTCAGATTTATTAGTAGCAGACGAAACACAGTTTTCAGG